TACCTTGTATAATCTGTATTTATTTATAAGTTAAAGCAACTTATAGTGACGACAGGAAGTCATTGAACAGATTTAACTTCTGTTCGTCGAGTCTTCCTTGGTCTACGAGGGTATTTATACGGGTCTTGGTTATTTCCGCTTTCTTTTCGCGAAGGATGCTACCTTCCCATACCCACTCTTTTCCTTCCATGATTCCATCAACAAAAGCATCAGGTGCAGAAGGATCCGCTACGATGTCAGCAGCAGTTGCTAACATGAAGTCTTCACCAACAACCTTAACGCCCTCAGTGTCTTCTTTTAGTGAACCGATACCACGGGAAGAGACTCCTAGTTTTACGCCTTCACCTAAAAGTGAAGATGCAATTTTACCCATGGGAGTAGAAAGGATTTTTGCCTTTCCATAGAAGTTATCACCTCTTTGCTCAAGCATCGTGATCTTATGAGAAACACGATCAAGGTTTACAGTAGGTCCATCGGGGTGACCGAGTTCTCCTAATGCACGACCTTTTCCAGTGAAGTTCTCGTTATAACGATGCACTTCTTTTGCTAGAGTTTCGACGGGATACATGCGACCATTACGGTTCTTGATTCCGCCTTGTAGAAATACACCTTCGATGTAAAGGGATTTTTTTCCACCCCTAGATTCGACGATAACGTCTACACTCTCTATTTCTTCCCTGATTAGTTTCATTTCACTATTGGTAGAGTCTTATATTTTATTTATGACTATGGACTAGTTATGGGGTTATTACTAGAATCATGTCTTTGGTAAGTACCCACACCAACTGCCTGATTATTTTCGTCGTAACGTTGATATGAAGCAGGAGTTCTAGTTCCGATACCTGCTGCACTATTATAAGTGTATGCAATATAATCAGCGTTAAAATCTCTATGAGTTACCGTTGACCAACCAGTCGTTCCACCAAGATATGAAGTTGTCGCATATCCTGGTTGACTAGAATCCTGATTATTGTCCTCATCATAGCGGACATATCCAGTATTGGCCATTAGTCAGTTTCCTCTTCTGGGGTTGGTTCTTCTGGAGTTGGTTCTTCTTCAGTCTCTGTTTCTGCAGAAGCTTCTGGAGTTTCCTCTTCTTCGGCGTCAGTTTCGACTTCTGCTTTGGTTGCACCGAACATTGAAGCAGCGACTTGTGGTCTTACTTCGTCAATGTTTGCAGCAGACTTCTGCATCAAAATGTCTTTCAAACGATCACTAACTTCGGATGCCGAAGCACCCTTAGCAATCATATCAACTACGTCATCCATGTTTTTAAAATAATAAGTAACTCAAATTATTTATATCTCGCCACCTTCGGGCATTTCTACGGACTTGGTATTTACTTCTGGTGTTTGTGGTGTTGCACCCAATGCAGAAGGATCAAGAGGCATTCCAGTCGCAGGATCTATTGGTTGATTTGGATCGGGAATAACTCCATCTTTAATTTCTTTTTCAATCTGTTTATCAATTTCAACAATTTCTTGGTCAGTCTGTTTGAAGACGTGTCTTCTTACATAATCTGCAGAATAATATCTACCAACATAAGGTTCAAGTGCAGTTGCTGTTTGAATCCTTTCATTCATTAATTCATTCTCTTTTAGTTCGGAGAAGTGATTGTCATAAACATAATCATATTGAATATGTTCTGATAACACATCCCAATCTTCCATAGAAACAATGTTCTTAAGAAGCAATTGAGTTCTCAACATATCATGGAAGAGTTGTGAGAATCTCTTCCTCATTCTTCCAACAAACTTGGTGAATTTAATTTCGTCTCTTAAAATTTCAGAAGAACGACCAAGATTGAAACCACTGCTAGATGCAAGTCTAGACTCGGGAACACCAAGTGCTCTGTATAGTTTCTTTTGGAAATATTCAATGTCTGCAAGTTCGCCAAGATTTTGTCCACCAGGTAAAGTGGTGATTTCAGTTCCGCGACCACCTTCACGACGAGGAAGCCAGAAATCTTCTAACATACTCATCATCTTGCGATCATCACGAACTTCTCCAGTGTTCGCATCATAAACCAACTTATTACGATAACGATTCATGACTTCACGCAGATATTGTTCTGCTTTGATCTTTGGTAGATTACCAACATCAATATAGAAAATTCTGCGTTCTGGTGCTCTTGATAGTCTATAGATAACCAGAGAATCCTCAATCATTCTGAGTTGATTGAGTGCTTTAATTGCTTTGTGGAGATATGAAAGAACTGTATTCTTATTTCTATCTACAAGACCAGAGTGAACATAGGTGATTGCATCTTTAGAGATTCTCGTTACTGCACCTGCACCAGTTTTAAATGATCCTGCTTGTTTACCCATACGTCCATTAGGATCGTATTCATAGTATTCTTCAATTTGTGGAGCAGTAACTTCACCGCCCTTTACGTTCGCAACTACTGGACCGAGAGGATTATTTTTATCTTTTTTGATTCTCCTAATATGACGGATCTTTTGTGGATCTACGTATCTTAGTTCTTGAATACCTTGTTCTGGTTTTTTAAAATCAATTACTTTATGATAGTAAATACGTCCATCAACGTACCAGTTTCTTAAAATCTCATGACACCTATCATCAAAGTGTAATAGAGATTTGATATTTTTAAATTCTTCTCTGATTAAACCTTTCAGTTTATCTGTACAAGGAGCATTCTCCAGATCAATCTCAACAGGAGAATCATTCTGATCAGAAACGATCGCTTCGTTTATTACATCTTCAATGGCTCCATCCACCTCAGGATGTAGTGCCATTTCTCGATATCTTTTAATTAAGTCAAACTCTGACTTATATACACCTTCAATATCAACGTACTGCCCATAAAAACCGCTAGAAACATAATAATCCGAAGAATCTTCTTGATTCTCCGGCACAGGAGAGACGACGGACTTTTTAGATCCGTCGTCTTCCTTGAATTTAAAACCAAATAATTTAGGCATTAATTCTCAAATAGAACTCTTCGTTCTATTATTTATGTCATCAAATTAGCTGGACTGGGGAACACCCATGTCAGATGTACCATTTCTAAGTGCATCCCACCACTGAACTTGTAGGGTTACTGTGAACTCTTCAATGATATCAGAAGAATCATAAGAAACTTCGATTTCACTGACATTAGTTGGGAATACTCCGTAGAATCTGTAGGTTTTCAGGACAGGAATATTGTCATTAAGTTTTGGTCCAGTAGCTGCACCAGCAACACCTCTACCGAGTTGTCTTACATAACAATCGGTTTGATATTGAGATGGAGTGATGACACCAGAGTTATCATTTACTCTGTTGATTCCATTCATCCACTTCTCGAAAGCAGTTCTGATTTTGAAATCAGTATCGTTAACGACAGTGATAGTCCAAGGATCGAAAGTACGATCACCTGCAACCTTCAGAACTCTGCCTCTGAAAGGAACTGGAATTTCTGCAATGTTAGACGCAGGAAGTTGTGCAGCTTTGCACATGAATTGAGTCAGATCTGAAACAGATCTCGTATCATCATTAATTCCTGTTCCAGGAGTGTCTCCTACTAGTGCAAAAGTTGGAAAGTTAATTTCAACTTCAAACAGATTGGGGCGGGCACCGCCGCCAATCAGTCTTGCTTTAAAATCCTCAAGTGTTCTTGTACCAAATTGTGGTGGGTTTTGATTTGCCATTGTTCGTTACCTGTAGAATAGGGTTATAGTATTAAAACTGCGATTAAACGGTTCCAACAACCTCTTCAAAGCTAACTCCAGTTCTGTTAGCAACGAAGGTAAGACCAATGAAGTTAATTGATCTTGCAGGTTTGATAAAGATGTCAGCCCTAAACTGATTTGCATCAATAACATCTGGAGTGTTATTAGTTTCGTCACAGACAACGAGGAAATCAGTGATACCTCTCTTTGCCTTAACATCGCGGAGATATGGTTCAACAATATTGACAAAGTTGGATCTTGTCAGTGCATCATTGAACTCAAAGAGTTGAGATCTCGCTGCGGTTTGAATGGTATCTTCAACGGTAAGGAACAGACGACGAACATTAATTCTATCGAATGCAGAAGCATATGATAGACCAGTCTTATCTCCGAAGAGAATAATTCCAGAACCAGGTGAGAAGATAACTGGGTTGATTCTCTTAGGATAAAGAAGATCTCTTTGTGCTTGAGT